CTTTCGTTAACCCACACCTTAGAAGTGTGTTCAACATCATCCCAGTATCAACTGGTTCAGTATCTTTCCCAAGAGGTAACACTCCAGTAGGTGAAGGTTCTTTCGGTAAGCAAACTGAAGGTTCTGCTAAGCCACAAGTTGATTACGATGTAACAGTTGTAAACACTGCTTTGTCTTTCATCGCTGGTTACGCTAAAGTATCTCGCCAGATGATTGATGATTTGCCATTCTTACAAGCATATTTGCAGCAGTCATTGATTGAAGATTTCCAAAAGGCTGAAGATACTTATTATCTTAACGCTATCGCATCTTCTGCAACTGCTGGTGTTTCTTCTGGTGCTAACACTGCTGAGAAGTTCATCGACTATGTTGCTCAGTTGGGTTCTGCTAACTGGACTCCAAACCTTGCTTTGACAACTCACGCTGGTTGGGCTTCATTGTTGAAAACCAAGCCAAGTGACTATTCACTTCCTGGTGGAATGGTTATCGACAACAATGGTAACGTAAGAATCGTAGGTGTACCAGTTATTCCTCACTCTTTGGTTACTGCATCTAAGATCTACGTTATGGACACTACTAAGTTCGCTATTGCTCAGCAAAGCGGTCTTGCAGTTCGTTCAACAGAGTTTGATCAAGATGATTTCATCAAGAACCTTATCACTTTCAGAGCAGAAGCTCGTTGCGAACTTCTTCAGTTCCAGCCTTCAGCTGCTATCTACGGTGCTATCTAAGGTTTATAAATATAGGGGAGGGAGTTTCTCTCCCCATATTTTTACTTATGAGAGTTAGACTACTTACTACCGAAGGCTCACCAACACTTGATAGTGCGATTAGTGAGATAAATAAATTAGGTATTGAGCCTAAGATTGTATATGCTGAGAAGCATAGCAATCCAAAGACATCATTTAATATCTCTATAAGTAATATTTGCAAGGAGATTGATGATGTTTTATATTTTTTTGAGGATGACGTTGAGATAAGAGAGAACGAGCATTTTATAGATGCTTTAAGACAACTCCCTGATGATTGGGAGATTTGCTATTTAGGTGCAAACCTAGTAGGACCTATTCAGAAATATAGTGATAATTTATATAGGACTTTTGGTGCTTGGACTACACACGCAGTGATATTCAATAATCCAAAAGCCATCTGTGAGGCTTATACAGACTCGTCATTGATGTTTGATGATTGGTTGAAGGAGAATGTTCATCCAAGAGGGAATAGCTATATAATAGCACCTATGATAGCTTGGCAGAAACCACATCAAAGTGCTTTATGGGATCACTACGCAGATTATAGAGAGATTTTTAATGGAAGTGCTAATAAACTAATATGAATATACTTTTTTCTATACATCTATATCCTCCAATTCACAACTGTGGTGCTGAATGGATGGCGCATAAAATGGCTAAAGACTTGATGGATAAAGGTCACAATGTTAGGGTTTTATTGCATCAAGCTAATCATTATAGGATTAAAACTAATTATACATTTGATGGTGTGGATGTATTTCCACCAAATGCAAATGTTATTGAGAATTTATTCAGATGGAGTCATTGTGTTTTTACTCATTTAGACTATACTCAATGGACTATTGGTGCGGCTTCTTTATATAAAAAACCAGTATTTCATTTGATACATAATTCGCATAAGTACCCAGAGATTGAAAATGCACGATTTCCACAACACATTGTCTATAACTCACTATGGATAAAGCGCAAATTAAATTACAAATGGGATAACTTTACAATACCGCCTCCCGTTGATTTTAGAGATTACGACTTAGGTAAAGACCCAGAGGGCAACGAATATATTACACTTATAAACTTAAACGAGAACAAAGGCGGTAAGATATTTGAAAGCATAGCTAGGGCATTGCCAAATAAACGATTTTTAGGTGTTTTGGGGAGTTATGATGAGCAAGTGACACCAAACCTTCCAAATCTAAAAATACTGCCAAATACAGCAGATATTAAGCCCATATATGGTATGACAAGAATCTTGTTGATGCCAAGTGAATATGAGAGTTGGGGTAGAACGGCTACGGAGGCAATGTGTAATGGGATACCAGTGATTTGCAGTAATGCAGATGGGTTGGTTGAGAATTGTGGTTATGCTGGGATATTTATAAAAGATCGTAATGACACTAAAAGCTGGGTTGAAGCAATTACAAAGTTGGATGAGAAAAAGGCATATGCCGAAGCCTCAAGGAGAGCAAGAAAAAGAGCAAAAGACCACGACCCAAGAAAAGCACTTGATGAATTTGAACTCTGGCTCAGAGAAATGGTTGATAAATATTACAAGTAATGGCAATATATATAAACGGGATAACCATTTTAGCTGATGCGGTGGTTGAGCCAGTAAGTAGAACGGATGCGAAGAATTGGATGAGGATTGATTATACCTCGGATGATTCTTTGATTGATAATTTAATCTCAAGTGCAAGGAAGCATCTTGAGTTATTAACTGGTAGGTCTTTGACAAATAAGCTAATAAGAGCAAACATTCAACTCACTGGTAGTGTGCCAAATGTTTGGATGGTTGACTTGCCATACTCACCACTAAATTGCGTAGATGAGGTGGTGATGAAAACGGGCATAAATATGAGTGAGACGCTAACAGTGAATGAAGAATATGAGGTGATTGGTGGTAAAATATGGCTATATTCTCAAGGCTATTATGATATAAAGTATCAAGCTGGTTATGGCACTCTCCCATTAGATTTGGCGAGTGATATATTAACTCTTGTTGCTTGGTCCTATCAAAATAGGGGTAAGAATATGAATGCTGATCCTAGTTCATCAATATCACAATATCCTTATTGGGATGGGTTAAATTATCACCAATACAAGGCGGTTGTAATATAGTGGCAAAGGGTATAAACATACAAGTTAGTGATGGGGCTTTTCAAAGGTTGCTCAATAGATATAAAAATAAAGTAAATGGCACTGCCGCTTTACTTGATAGGGAACTAGCCGCAACTGGTGAACTAATGGCTACAAGTGCCAAGAATTTAGTTGCGGTAGATACTGGAAGACTAAGAAACTCAATATCACTTAAGAAAGATCAATTTCTTTCTTACTACTTGGTTGCTCAAACTAATTATGCTGCTTATGTTGAGTTTGGCACTGGCAATGGGTTCATACCACCAGAGAAAGCTGAATGGAATGAAATAGCAGCAAAATTTAAAGGTAGGGGAATAAAACAAGTTAACTTACCAGCTAGACCATTTATGAGACCATCAATATTGGCTTACTATCCTAAATTTAAGGAAGAGGCAATAAAGATAATAAGAAGTAAAAATGCTTGATTGTAGTAACAATGTGAGAACGATATATGTCAATGCCTTAAATGGTAATTTGTCTTACAATGGCAAAGACGTGCCAGTGTATGGGCAAAACCCATTTAGGACAATGCCACAAAATTACGTTATCATTAGTTCTATAACGGAGGTGGCTTCAAATACTAATAATAGCTTTGGGAATGTTGTTGATGTAGTTATTGAGATAAATAGTGAGCAATATCGCATTTATGACAATAGTATCGTTGATAATATCGCATCTCAAATACTTAACATATTAATACCTGACACGCAAGTTGACGGCTTTGATGATACTTATTTTGAGGTGTTTCCAACTGCTAGGACATTAAGTACTTACTTGCCAGTAATTAATGGAGACAATTTTATAGCAAGAAAAATAATAACAATAAGCAATTTAGTTAACCAAAAATAAAAGTAAAAATGGGACAAATTTTAGGATCATTACAAAACATCGAGATTGATGTAGCTGGTGGTACTTCATACAAACCTTTGGTTTGTTTAAGAACTTCATCAGTAAATACTACTATGGATGCAACTACTGAGCAAACAAATTGTGGAGCATTTACTTCACCATCAGCACCTCAGATGAGTGTTGACTTTGATGCTATTTGTGAGACTGACCCAGCTGGTTTGCCTACCGTGTCTATTTCTTATGAAGAGGTATTGAATGCAATGGTGAACAAGACACAAGTTGCGGTAAGAGTACAAAACCCAACTGTTACTGGTTCTTCACAAGGTACTGTGTATTATCACCAATTTATGGGATATATCACCGACCTTACTTTGAATCAATCTACTACTGAATTTGTAAACTTCTCAGGCACAATCCAATCAAATGGTGCTTTAGATATTTCAGCTTAATTTAATTTATGAATTATACTAATATTACTATCAACGACCAAAAGGTCGGACTTAAATTTGGAATGGCTTCATTTAGATACTTACAAGACAAGCTTGTTGAAGGCAAGTCTTATCAAGGTGGAGACTTAAATGAGATTGGTCTTGCTCACATTATTTATAGTGGTTATTTTAATAACTGCTTGGTTAAAGATGTTGAGCCAACACTAAAGTTTGAAGAGTTTGTCGATTGGATAGAAACAAATCTTACCAATGAAGAGGTAATGACACAAATAAAAAGTGTCATTGAGGTTTGGACTAATAACCAATACATCCAAACTGCTTTAGATGTTGTTGACCAACCAAAAAAAAAGACATCTCGTGGGAAGAAATAGAAGCATTTGCCTTTGGTGAATTGTGTCTTTTGCCTCGTGATTTCTTTGATATGAGTCCACGGCATTTGTCCCTAATGATAAAAGGACACGAGGAAAAGAAGGTCGACACTTATAGGCAGACAAGACTTTTGATGTTTACAATGGTGCGCTTAATGGGTGATCCAAAGAGCGCACCAAAAACTCCAGAAGCTTTGTGGAGTTTACCAGGTGATGAGCAATCACAAAGAGGCATTAGTGATGATGAGGCAAGAGAAATATTCAAAAGGTTAAGACAATGAATGAAGAATTTATATTTCGGGTTGGTGCTGATGTCTCTGGGTTCACAAAGTCAATTACTGATGTTGAACGTGAACTCAAGAAAGTACAAACCGAGTTAAAGACAAAGACTGGTGCTGCTATTGTAGAAACAAATAAATACATTGCAGATTTACAAAGTAGTCTTAATAATCTTCGTTCTCAAGGGTTAAATAAATTACCGCAAGCACTTAATCAAGGTGCTGCTTCATTAAATGCTTTTGGTCAAGTAGCAAGGGACTTGCCTTTTGGTTTTATAGCAATACAAAACAACTTACCAATTTTATTTGATCAATTAGGAGCGTTATCACAAAAAAGTGGTGGTGCTATTGGTGCTTTAAAATCACTTGGTACTGCATTAATAGGACCAGCTGGTTTTACATTTGCTATTGGAGCAGTTATTTCTGGATTAACAATAGCAGTACAAAAATATGGGTCATTTAGTGGCGCGATTAATGCTTTTACTGGTAAAGCAGCAAGCGCAACAGATATACAAAATAAATTTAACTCAGCACTTGAAGATAATAAAAAATCTGCTGCTGGAGAGATAGCAAACTTAGATAGTTTAGTTAAAATTTTAACAAGTGTTAATTCAACAAGAGATCAACAAATAGGTGCATTTGATACACTTAATGAAAAATACCCTGGTCTTCTTAGTAATATAAAAAAGGAGAATTTAAATAATGCTTTGTCTCTACAATTAATTGCAGAGAGAACTAAGCTAATAAAAAATCAAATTTTACTTGAAGGAAGAAAAGAGGCATTAATAAAATTAATTGGTGAGTCATCACTTGATGCAGAAAAAGCACTAACTAAACTAACAACTAAGCCTGACTTTTTATCATTTGAGGAATTGGCAATAGGTTTAAGGTCAATTTTTGAAGGTACTGATGCAGTTGGAGCAAGGATAAGAGTATTAGCAAAAGACTTTAGTAATGCAACACAAACTACAGAAGCATACACTACTAAATTAGATGGTGTAAATCAAGAATTAACTCAAACTGATGCTAAAATTAAAGAGTTAATTGACTCACAAAAAAAGTTAGACGCTGAAGAAAAAAAAGCAGCACAAAATGCAATAAAAAGACAAAAAACCGCTGAAAGAAATAATAAGAAAGCTGCTGATTTAAGAGAAGAACAAGTAAGAGTTGATAAGTTATATTTTGTAAAAAATCAAATTAGATTACAAGCTGAATTAAATCAAGTTGAACTTGAGGGTATAAGACAAACTGCAAGGGAAAGAAGAAAAGGTGAAAGAGAGGCTGGCATAATTTTACCAAAGGAAATATCTGGTATTGTACCAGCTTTTAACAATGAGAAATTTTTAAGCACAGTTAGATCAACAAATAATGAGTTAGAAAGATTAAGAGAAGCTGCAAATTTGACTGCTGCTTATAATTTAATAAATCAAACATTTTTCTCACCAATAGAGAACTTGTTTGAGAACTTTTTAAATACTGGGAAGTTTGCATTTAAGGAATTTGCTCAATCAATATTAAAAGCAATCAATCAAATTGTTGCTAAAATTATTGCTACTGGTATTATTACATTATTAGCATCTTTATTCATTCCAGGGTTTAGTGCAGGCGGTGGTGGACTTGGTCAAACATTAGTGTCAGGCATTCTTGGTAGTTTAGGATTCAGTGCGCCAAGTAGGGTTGCTGCTCCTTCATTTGGAGGTGTAAGTGGTGGTGCAATGCAAATGGCTGGTGCAGTCAATCTAAGTTTAAGAGGGAGTGATTTAGTGGGATCAATTAATAGAACAAACGCAACAATAAGTAGAGTTGGCTAGAGCAGAAAAATATTATATAAATTTTCAAAGCGGAGATGGATACATTTGCCGAGTAGGATTCCTATACGAAGGATTCACTGGTACATCATCCGAGATACAAGGTGGAACAAGACCATTTGTACTTAAAGAATTTAACTCAGATGATGACATATTTAAGCCAGTTAGGGCTTTGATGGGTGAAGTAGAAATACTCACCAATGTCAATGGTGTGCAAATTGAGGATTTCTTTGCTGATCAAGATAGTGACATTGCGATTACATTCTCAATGGACACCATACCAATTTGGACTGGTTATGTGTTGCAAGATGACTTCCAAGAAGTTTGGGATGATTCCAATCACTTTTTAATAATTAGAGCATATGATGGGTTAGGTATGTTGAAGGACATACCATTTGGTGATAATGGTGCTGAGTTAGTTGGTAGATTTACACCATTCCAATTATTAAATTACGCATTACAAGGCGCACCAAATACACCTTTAACGAGATATGCAGTCATCAATAACTTGTATCACGATTCAATGACTGATATAGACAGTCCATTGTTTCAGTGTTATATTGATGCAAAGACATTCCAACAAGAAACAACGACATATGATGATTCGTTGACTGTTATAGAAAAGATTAACCAATCATTTTCTCAGACAATCTTCCAATATCTCAATCGCTGGTATTTTTTTAGGGTTGAGGAGTTGTATACATCATATAATAATAATTTGATTGGTAACCTTTGGAATTTAGGTGTGCCAACTGGTATTGATAAGAGATATGACATTGAGGTAGGTATAAATAAAGAGGTCAAGCCAATCTCACCAGAGATGCTTAGACTTATACAAAAGAAGACTAAGTTTGATGAGATTGATTTTGACTATGACCCATTTAATGA